CTACACCGCTTCTCCTTATCACCTTTATTCAGCCCATAACGGGCTACCAGGTTCATTTGGATTTGTCGGCCCTTCAACGCATGCCACATACGAAGGTGCAATCGAAGGGTTTGCTGTCAGTTCTCTGAGTAACAGCAATCGAACCGTCTATCCACTTAAGGGAGCAACAGGATCGACTCTATCGTTCCCCTATTCTGCGTATGCCGCAAGTGACCCTGTTATTTTTCGCACCCTGCCCGCCGGATGGTCTCCTCCCGCAACACACACTCTGGAAACATTGAACATAGGTGCAGAGCCAGTGGGTCGAACGTCTCTTCATCAAAATATCAATCAACAGCAGGGAACTTACAGCAATACGATCGACTCTGAAAACGCCTATAAATACCAAAACAAATTTGGCCTTAGACTGTCTACGGGCGATTCGTCATCCAATACAAATCGATATATCTATCGTGATACGCCTATTAACTCCATGACCAACAGTATACCTCGTTACAGGTTAGCATGGAATTATCGTTTTGGTCAGTATTCAGAAGGATCTTCGCCTGTGGTAGGTCAAATGGAACTCAACATAAAGGCGGAGATGTGCGATGCGGCTGGAACAGCGTTAACTACGCTCACCAATGAAACATCGAGCGGACTCGTATCCACTTCACAGGACATAATGAAAAAGACAGCTATGTCCACCACGTTAAAAGATTGGTCTTTCGACTATGCTCTGATAGGTGGAGTAGGAGATGGATCATATTCCACCTATAACAGAACCTCATTAACTCAATGGTACTTCAAAGACAACTCAGACAATTTTAAATACAGTCCATACAATAGAATGAACCGACTGAAAATTAAGATCGGCGCTTTTAGGGGCATCAATCTGTTTTTTGATATTGATGATGTGATTGTTGAGCATGCAGGTGGAACCAGTCAGGAGAAATACGGCTTTTACGAAATCGATGACTTCCCTACCCAGGGCAGTGTTAACTGGGCAATCAGGCAAGGAGCAACATCGAGAAGGAATATCACCTCTAATAATATCATGAAGATCAATCAAACATTCGGAGATCAGCCTCCAAAGTTTCAAGTGAATGCTCAATTCAACAATGTAAAACGACAGACCTATGACGACATGCGTGTTTTAGAGGAATGGCAAAAAAGAAATCATATGATATCGCTTCGGACATTTAACGATGGACTGCCAGATGTCATGGTTGGATTTATTACCCTTTCATCCTACTCTAACGAACTTCCTGATCTAAACAGAGTATCCTTCTCGTTTCGATTCGAAGAGGCTTAAACATTGGCTACCTTTAGTTATTGGCATGGCATAGCGAATTCAAGTGGGAGTTCAGGGCTTTCAAGCATTACGGATGCGAGTTACCCTGGAGACCCTGCTGGAACAGATTGCAACTCGGCATATTGGAATGCCAGAGCATACGATCAGCTAAATGCTATCTTCACAACACTTGGGAGTAGTCCAGGCAGTGGAGTTACAGGCAACTTTACACTTAACAATGATGCTACAGGTGACGAAACATCTTCTCTTATTTTTGAGACACAGGGTGTAGGTGGATCTAATCCAAGCCTGACATGGAATGCAAGCGTCGATGCATTTGTTTTCAATAAAAATATTGAGGCGAACGGATTAACAATAGGAACTTCCGGCAGAAGAATATCTAAACTCTGGGTTGATGATATTGATATGTCAGATGATCTGACAGTTGGAGGCGACCTGACTGTTTCAGGCGCTTCGCAGGTAGAAGCACTGACTGTATTGGGAACCTTAACGGCAGCCTCGATAAACTTACAAACTGAATTAACTTTTACAGGGTCAACTCTTACTCTAAACAGTTCAGTTGGTGACAGTACTGCTCCTTCAACATCGGGACTCATTAAGGTTAACCGTGGAAGTTTGACTGACGCTTTTTTAAAATGGTCTGAAACAGGATCAAACAGCACCTCAAAATGGCAAGCATATAATATTACTACAAGTGCATACAATGATCTCGCTTTATTAGATTCCTCTGGATTTACAAACACAGAGGTGTTTTCTTCTTCAGGAACGGGTTCGAGTCGTCAGGTAGCTCGAGCAGACCACACACATGCCAGTGGTACTGTCAGTGCTTCTGGAACGGAAAATTCAAGCTTTGAACTTGACTCCAACTATTCATCAGGAAGCGTAAACATTGAATTACGTTTTGCAGCTTCCAGTAATTATATCCGTTATAATCCTGGTGACAGTAATCCCCGATTTGTCTTTTCTGATGATATCGAAACCAATAAAGTCACTGCGGTAAATGCGGACATAACAGGATCGCTTAATCTTACAGGTTCTCTTGCGACAGATGTAAATATCAAGGGCAATGTGATTACTCTTGATTCAGATGCATCGGCAGCCAGTGCAACCAATAGCGACGTTCGTGTCAGCCTTGGAACAAACGGATATAGAACGATTCGATGGGATGGAGATACTTCATTATCCAATAAGGGTACATGGAAATTCAGTAATGATGGAACCAACTATTCAACCATCGTGGGTGCCGATTCAAGTGGTGACATCACTTTAACAGGAAAAATAAGCGGAACGCTAAACACCTCTTCTGATTATCTGTATTTAAGAAAAGGAGCTACGGACGATGCAGACGGTGGTATTAGTATCACAAGAGCATCGGGGAATAAATCTTTATACTGGCTTGAAACATCGGAGACCTGGAGATTTGCCGATTCATCCGGAACATACAACATTGTTGGTGCCACTAAGACTCAGACACTTACAGGTAAAACACTTACAAATCCCTCTATAACCAATCCTGTAATAACGAGTGCAGGGTCTTGGGCGGGAGACCCGTCTTTTAGCGGTAATCCAACATTCTCGGGAACACCTACGTTTAGCAGTGTTCCCTCTTTTAGTATCGTTCCAGATATTGGTAACAGTTATTCGGCTCCATTTACTGTTACAAGCACATCTAGAGTAACTAACTTAAATGCAGATCGAGTAGACAGTAAGCACGTAGACGATACGTCTACCTCAAGTTCCTCGCTATGGACAGCCAGTAAAATCATTTCTTATTTCGCAGCAACTACTCCGACTAATGCAGATAAGGTAGACAATAAAGACGTAGATGATTCAGCATCTACAGATGCGGTATTATGGACAGCGTCAAAAATCAGCAGTTACGTAAGCGCTCAAGTAAGTGCAACGCACAGATGGTATTTAAGAGCGGCTTCAACAAATTATGAAATAAGTAATAATGAATACGTAGAACTGATTGCAGGTTCGGGACTGTCACTTGCCTACGATGGTAGCACTGGAGTGAATCAGGTCACATTTTCACATCCAACGAGCAGTGGAAGCTCTGTTAATAACAGCGGTACTACTGTTGTACAGGATATTACGCTTGACTCGTTCGGACACATAACATCTATAGGCTCTTCAAATCCATTTGCTTCCTCACCTGCATTTACAGCAGTAGCTCCATTTACCGTTTCGTCCAGTAATCTTATTACCAACTTAAATGCGGATAAACTTGACGGTATTCATGCATCTAGCTTTGCAGGGTTAGCAAGTCCTACTTTCACAGGTACCCCCGCTGCTCCTACAGCAGATAGTAGCATCAACAATACGCAGATAGCAACAACCGCATATGTAACTACAGCGGTAGCAGCTGCAGGTGGAGGAGGTAATGTATTTGCAAGTGGTGTGTATATCGGTGGATCAGGATCATCCAACTTTATGGATGAATATGAAGAAGGTAGCTGGACTCCAACTATACACAATGTAGTGCATGTATCCTATTCAGTTCAAAACGGTTACTATACCCGCGTAGGGAATATGTTGACCGTGTATTTTTATGTCGCTGGAAGTGGGGCCGCTTCAGGCACTGTAGGTTTTGGAGGACTCCCAGTTAATTCAGCTAATGTAGCAAACGTATATCCCGCATCTCAAATTGCCATAGCTTACGCTCCCCCGAATGACATCTATTTCTATATAGGGGCAAATGCGAATTACGCTCAGGCCGGTTACTTTGTCGGTAATTCATCAGCAACATCTCACTTGTCATACGGTACTGGAGCGGATAACGCGAGTAATAGTAATTTTTCGATACACGGAACTTTTACATACAGAATTGCATAGTAGGAGGAATTATGGCTTTAACAGAATCAACAGAAGAAGATCGAATTGAAGTTGTGGGAACATATAAAGCTATACAGGTTCGGACAGCAACAATAATCAAACGTGACGGAACTGAAATAAGCCGAACATTTCATAGAAAAACTCTGCAATGTACGGACGACTTAGATAATGAATCCGATCAAGTAAAAGGAATCGCCGGCGTAGTGTGGACGGATGATTTGAAGACCAGTTATCAAGAATATGTTGACACTCAAAGCGAAAATCCTCCAGGTGGATAATATGGAATTTGAAGAGCTTTCTATAGACCATTACATCAATTGGTCACTGGCAAAAAGTCAATTACTCGAATTACATAAAGCAACAATTGACGCACTTCGTGTTTGTGATATTGCCTTACAAACCGATGAAATAGCATCACCGACAGATCAAATATCAGCAAAACTGATATCGATGTTTAACCTGACCAATGAACAGGTAGAAACCTTATCAGGGACGTATGTCGATGCAGTGGATACAGTAATAGATTGTGCAGACGTTTTACATACAAATGAAATAAACAACGAAAGCGAGTAGATCAGTGTGCCTAAATTTGGTTCACATTTTAAGTTCGGCTCTGCAAAATTCTCTTCCATCGCGGCTGGATTTGCTTCGTCGTCCAATCAGTTTTTGGATGGTAAAACAGGATACTCACCTCCACAAAACTCGGTTGTTGTTACCAACGAAGGTTTGTCAATACGGGTAGCAAAAATAAGCACAGCGAGGTTAAATGAAATATTACAACAGGGCGGAATACTATACGGGGGTCAAGTGGCGACAAGAGCTTTAAAAGACGCATTAGAGGGTAAGCTAATCAGCTATGAGATAAAGTTCTATATACAGGACAATGCTCAAAAATGGGTGGACTTCTCTGACCGTACTAACGTGAATGGTCGTAACTCACTCATGAAAATAGGAAGTCTCAGTTATACCGCTGAGCGTCTTCGAGGCCAATTACAACATTCGATGTCCTCGATCGTATTGGATAACAGCGATTCGTTTTTTGACAAACCTTTCCCATCAAGCTTAATGGCTGAGATGGACGCAGACTTTTCTCCAATAACTCCTACTGCCGCCAGTTTTACGGACTCCCGTAATAAAAATGTTACCGATATTTTCCGGCATAAATGCTGTGTGCGAATCAGCTACAGATTAACTGGAGATGTCGTTGCAAACATACTTACACTTGGCGTTTTCTTAATTGAAGATTTAGGGGCTGACTATCGATCTAAAAATGTAACTGTTAAACTTTCTGCATTAACACAGCCTCTAATAGACACCAGTGCCGAACCTATAAAACGCGACACATGGTGGTATAAAGACGTTACGGCAGAGTATTTAGTAAAACGTATTTTAGAACATGTATACATCGAAAAAACAAACAGCATACCTGCTGCTGTACCAAAACTTCCGTCTACCTGGGAAATCGATTCTGTTAATAATCTTCGTGTTCCACTTGATGGATCTAAAGCGTGGGCAGTAAGCGAATTTGGAAGACCTACAGAAAAACTGCTAACCAGTTCTGGAAAAACTCAATACCTCTTCCCCAAGAGCCGAGCTACAGCTTTAAAGGAATGGTCATACAGTACAGGTACAATAACATTAGATCCTGAGTCAGATATTATAACGGGATCAGGCACCAGTTGGTCTACTACTGTTTCTGGAAATATGCTGAATGCAATTAAGGTCGGTGACAGCTTTATTATTTCTCCGAGCTATTACACGGGAGACAATAAATCCACTAAATCAAACGACGGATACTACACAGTCACTGAAGTCATTAGTGCTACGTCAATCAGAATTGATCGACCTCCAGAAGGAACAGAAAGTGAGTCATCCTTAAAATACAGTATCGCTCGACTCTATGTGGGATTAGGAGGCGTATTGTATGAATACGATATAGCAAGAGATCAATACAAACAGCTGCTTGATATCAGTTCTTCAATTTCTGGAGTAATACGTAAAATTGAAACCAATAACTTTGCAACATACCCAGTAACCCTAAGTGTGATCGAAGAACCGCAGATAGACTATAACACATGGAAAACAACAGCACTGACTCTTAGTACAGGGGACGGTTTTGCAAACTCTGAAAAATTCAACTCTACACGTCAACACAAAACGACGTTTGTCAATGTAACGTGGGATGCCAATTGGTCTCACTCCGGTGCAACTGGAACGGGTACGATTTACTTTTACGATGAGGAAATTGGAGATGTGAGCGGGTCTTCGTATAACGGAGATCCACTACCTACGTATACCACTCGATCAGCCGATAGCGAAGCAACGACAAGAATGTATATGGATCGAGGTGAACAGCGAAGACAGATTAATGATTATACAAGCGAGTCCGCAAAATCGGATGCTTTTATAGGAAACGAAGACCTGGGTATTTTCGTGCCGTTCAAGCAACCCATAGTCAATACAGCGGGCGTATCAGATACAGGCCCGAGCGATCAGCGTCCTTCTCCTATGAAATACTTTTTAAAAGACGGAGATGCCTACTTTGATTTGCCCAACACAGGCGGTTTAGATTATACCACATCTGGTACAGCAGACGACACAGAGGCTAAACTGCAACTTAAGGATGGAGAAAAAGGTGCAGCTGTTTTTTTCAATTCAACTGGCACTCATTCAAATGAAAGTGTTTACCAAAATCCCGCCTTACTTGAAGAAGGCGTTTATGATGTAGCTCGATACTCAGAAAACAATAGCAACTCTAACACAGCTGCCCACGACATATATGGTGGCTTGACGCTCCTCAAATATTCTTTGGGAGGGCAAGGAGCGTTTAATCGAATAAAAACAAACTACAGCGTGAGTTCAGGAAGTAACAGCGGTAATAAATATGAATTTTATTTCTGCACAGGGCTTGGAGCATGGTCAGACTTCAAACACTATATGTTGGGCGAAAGTATTTCTAAATCTAGCTCATCGCCAGTAAGACGTGCAAGGCATCCACCTTATGCCTCTCACAGTAAGTGGTATATCGTATCGCTGACCGATCCCGCAGACGGTTCTCAAACATGGAAAGCATACGATTTTACTCGACTGTCAAAGACTTCAGGATCGGGCATAGATTACACAACCTACGAGGATTATACTCCCGTCTGTTCGCATATGAGTTCGAACGGGAAAATATATTTAGGGTTGGTGCGTTGGGGAAGCGAAGGTGAACTGGACTCAGGGAACCTTAATAATCGATCAGCGACGTGGAAGTATTGCTGGAAGGTGATAGAAATAACTATGACTCTGCATGCTACCGAAGATCGGTCGTTGGACACGTATGATATAAAACAAATTTACTCACAGGAAGTCGCTAACGGTAACTATCAGAATGCCAAAGTACCCTACGAAATAACAACAGCCACGATAACCAATAGCGGAATTAACGGAGGCTCCGGCACACATGTATTTGTATCGTGTTGGAACCTTAGTCGGGTTGGGGCTGCTAAATCAACCGCTAAAGCAACCTTAACGAGTAAGCATGAAATTCTGCGTTTTGATTTCAATGGAACCGACGCAGCCACTGCAAAGAGCATCGAAACAGCAGATGACTTTATGCAGGGGCTGACCATAATGTCACTTGGCAGTGCAAACACTGACCGAAAGTGTGTGTATTGGGATTCAGGTAGACGAATCATGAAAGGTGCAGATGCCTACGCCTCAACCACATTTGTTTCGTCACAACTTACACAAATTGCAGAAAACACCGTTGACCAGTTTCAATTTTTACCTCCTGTATTTTTTGAGAATGCCCAGGAGCTATATTGGATCGGTAGCGATGTCCCTCACTCTCTGTCTCTCGCTCATGGCAAAGGAAACTACAACCTGACTAAATGGGCTCCAAGAGCAGCCGTAAGAATTCAAATGGCTGATTTCACTGGTATGTCATGTTGGGATGCATTGGGACATTTAGCGGAATTGAGTGGGTGCAGATATGGCTTTAAACCGGATGGCACATTCTTTTTTAAACGCAAACCAAGGCATCAAAATTCAGAATACACTTTTACAAACAACGGCACTTCGGGTCTGATATCCAACAGTAGTAAATCCTATGGATACTCAATGATATCTAATTCGATATCCAAAACACCATCCAAACTTTCGATACCAGAAGTAAAGGTTTCTGTGAATTTAACAGCTGATTCTCCATATGGAGTCGAAGATGAAGACAATACGTCTCTATCCACAAACCATGAAATAATAGGACAGTCAGGAAGTAACTCAAGAGCAACGGTTACGCTGAGATGTATCAAAGGCGGTAAGATAAAAGATTCTTCATCAGATTCACATGCAGACCATGCAATCTTTACGTATCGCATGGCAAAGCAGTTTATTGAAACGGTCTTTTTAAATAATTACACAACCAGTTCATATGCTATAAATGTAAAGGATATGAATGAACTTTACATTGGGACTGAAATATCAGCTGTAGGAAACTCTCAAACACAACTCAACGATCCTGACGATATGGATACGGCAATAGACCGATACCAACAGGTCGGGATGCAGTTGAAAATGACCGACCCTCTGGTTATCAGTGGTGATTCAACAAAACATCAAGATCGACTCATTATAAAGAAAACTACGGGAGTAGCTGATTTATCCAACACGCTCGATAACCTCGGAACAGCACTACAACGAGGAACAGTCTTATGTATTCGAAATGAATCACTCGCTCTCGAAACCATTGAATATGTTTCGGTTGAAAGTATCGACACATCGTCAACAGCCAATGACACAATCACAGTAACACGCGGGCTGTATGCGGACTACCCTGCTATTGAATTAAAAAACAACGCAACTATATATGCGATATATGAAGGGAATACCGTATACCTGAATGGAGCATTGTCCAGTTCGTCAGACGACGTGTTTGCCATCAACGATCAAATACGATTGGAAGTTCCATCACAGAGAGACAGCACTGAATTTAAGGACAGTCTGTTTAACTTAAACAATGCAACAGCACCATCATCAACTGTATCCGAATTCATACCCTTCTTAAACGCATGGAGTTGGATCGGTGGTAAGAGCGGTTTGTATAGTACAGGTCTTGCAGTGCAGTTTAATTCCACCTCTACTGAGAATGGATTTGCAAACCATTCATTTGCAAAGAATGATCGAATCGTAGTTGAATGTTCCGGAGAAAATTTGGAAACAGATGGAGCCAGTGTGCAGGTTGCCCGCAACACACGATCGATTGCAAATTTTGGTGAGCGTCGTAGTAATTCGTCACAACAGAATAAATTTTTCAATGTCAATCAGGCATACTGGTCGGCCCTGAGAGACCTCGACGAATTCGCGTTTCCCAAATTCACGTTCACAATAGATACGATATACACTCCGTGGATTGAATTCGACTCAATCGTCTCGATTGAAAGCGAAAACGCCCTGCCACGATCCAAAGGGTTTAAGACCAATGCATACATAACCAAGATGACTTTTGACCCACAGGCACGAGCTATGGTGCGTCTAACACTGCGTTCGGTAGATCCTATATAATGCGTATGTTTGTTGTCGCCTTATTATGGATCTTCATTGCCTTGCAAGAACTTTTTTTTGCAGCCTTTGAAACAATAAAAACATTTCCCCGCAGACGATTGAAATTCAGTGGAAACGGATTTCGCCATGCTAAATAAAGGCCCGTATTATTACAATTGCACACTGGTTAAAGTAGTGGATGGAGATACTATTGATGTAGACATCGATCTCGGGTTTGATGTAGTGTTAGCTAATCAGCGAGTACGCCTACACGGCATCGACACACCCGAATCAAGGACGAGGAATTTAGAAGAAAAAAAACTTGGCCTGGAGGCTAAAGCCCGACTCGTTGAACTGTGTGGCGACCAACTGCAACTACTGTCATTGGGTAGAGGCAAATACGGACGAGTGCTTGGCATCCCTCATACAACCGACGGTAAGAATATCTGTCAGATGCTAATGGATGAGGGACACGCCATTGAGTATTTCGGAGGAAAGAAAACTAAAGTCTGGGCTTAGTTATCTACGTAAATCTTCTACAAAAACTTTGATGTCCGAAACGCGAAACCTCAAATCCCGTTGACCGAAATTATAGTATGGCAATTTTTTGCCCGTAGCATGTTTTCCGTGAGCGAACCTGGATATTGTCTTACGAGGTAGGCCAGTGTACTTCTCCACAGTCTCGATGGGTACCAATAAGTCTTCCGGTAGATGTGCCAGAAAAGTGTCGTCCATTTTTTTCATAATACCTCCAATTTGAGTCATGTTTTGTTTATGAAGGTATAATCTATCACATTACTTGCTATTTAACAAGTGTCTATGAGCTAAAAAACATAAAAATCTTATTACTGGCCCCATATTGGCCACGCTGTTCGTAAGTTGTTGTTTTTATTGTAACCACACACGGACTGAAAATCCTTGTGTCCCCAGTTCGATTCTGGGAGGAGCCACCATTTTAAAACCCCCTGTTTATACAGGGGGTTTTTCTTTTATATACCCGATAAATGCTGTATATATAGACTATTTCTAAGACCTCTTCCCTGTAACTTTCGTTTTTTGAGTGGTGATAAGTGACGATTAACATCTACGAGTGTGCTTGAAAAATTGTAATTTAGTGGCCCCATAGTGGCCCCAGAACTGTTTTTTATTATATTAGTGGCCCCATAGTGGCCCCAGAATTTAGACATCATTTTACTCGTTTTTTGAAAAAAATCGATAAAAAGGTAAAAAAAATGGCAAAAGTCTATGCACATAGAAAAAAATTTCGCATCCGATTTTGGCTTCACCAAGCACAAAATAAAAAGACCCCCAGGTGGCGCAGGTCGCACAGCTTTGAAACAAAGAAGCTTGCCAACCAACAATTGTCAATTTATGAAACAATTGAAAACAAGTCCAAGCTTAACTTAGCATCGCCTATCGAGGTGCAGGGATGGATAGACTCCGAATATATAGATCTGGAAGAAGCGGTTTATGGATTCCAATTATACAGAGACGCACGAAGGGCTGCAGGTAGGGGTGAAACTAAGGTGGATTGGAACCAAATTGAAGAGTCGTATGAAGATCTTAAACTGGACAAGGCTAACAGCACAGACGACACCAGTGAAACTCACAAAGACAAAATGCGTAAGTTCAAGGTAGTGTCGGATTACGTCAAAACGAATTTTCCCAATCTGGAGATGACTCGTGCCGATGTAGAACAGTGGTTAAGAGAAAAACGGTCAGCGGGACTAAAAGCACAAACGAGGAAGCATCACTTAATTACGTTAAAAGGATTGTTTGAAGTTGCTATCAACTTACAAATGGCACAGGTCAATCCCGTAGATGACAAGCTCGACCCCAAGGGTAAAGTTACGGTAAAAGTGCCGAGTAGACCCAAATACATCCCAAGAGTACTGATACCGGATGAGATGGCCAGTGCCATACTGAAACTACCGTTGGAGGCCATAACAAACGAACAGCATTACAATCGCAAACGTAACCGTGACCTACATCCTCTATGTTCAGTGAATTTAAAAAAGATCAAAAAACTGCCTGAGCTATTAGAAAAAAAAGAGGCGTTAAGCGGATTGGGTATAAGCGACGCATCTTTAAAACGATACATCTCTCAAGGATTACTCCCCCAACCGTCCAGAGTATTGTCTGACTCCGCACATAGGACATTAGGGACAGCCCGTCGATTACGATGGTCAATGAGGAGAGACGATCTTATCAGACAACTTATGACGCTCATGATAGAGGATACTAAACAGGTACAGATAAGAATCCTCGAACCTGAACACCAGACTATGAGAGGTGCATTCCCGTTGGCTTTTCGTATCAGCTACTGGGCGGGACTTCGTAACTCCGAGGTTGTCTGGTTGCCCTGGGAGCATGTTGATTTAAAAAAGAATGTATTGCATGTAAAAAAAGTTATCTCACCTGAAGGTGTTATATGGACTCCCAAGAGTAAAATGGATAAGGCCGAAGAGATCACAAAAGAGCGGACAGTTGAAATAAATTCAGAGCTTGCAACGTATTTTAAATTTGAGCGTAAACGACAAGAATCGTTAGGGTTGGATGGATTTTTCGTTTTCCCATCTGGGAATCCTCGTCAAGAGCCTAATCACATAAAACCTTTTGATGGAAGCGTACTCAATGAAGCGTTTCAAAAATACATCATACGTGCCGGCTTTGAACCAAAAGACAAGTTGACATTTTATAGTCTTCGCCACACGTTTTGCACAAAATTACTGGAGGTTCCTAATGTAACTCCCGAAGATGTTCGGGATCGCATGGGACATACCGATATCAGAACGACGCAAACCTATATGCATCCTAAGCCAACCGATAAACGCATTACGGAGGGGTTGCTCAGTTTAGCTTAGGCATATTCCTGTAAAACAGGAGACCCTCTGAGCGTATGAATGGCTTCGACATAAATTTTACGAGCCTGTTCGCGTGAGTATCCAATGTCTCGTCCCGCCTGTTCGAGATTTACTGGATTAACACCTCCTACTCCATGCATCGCCTTGACAACATACGCAGACCTGCTGTCTAATTTATCCACCTCTCCGAGTATAATATTTTTCGTCTCATTTTGGATATACTCTTCATCGGGACTATCTGTGTTACTGTCAGCTATCAAATCCGACACGGTTGTCCCTCTGGGATCGTCCGAAGATAACGGTGCGTCCAATGACATTTTACGAGCATGTACAAACAGAAACGATTCAATATGATCAGACGTTATCCCTGCGTCTGTTAAGGACTCCGATGTGGCTACATCGATTTTCAGTCCCGCAGTACGATTATAAAAATGAGCAGACGTTTCGTGATCTTCAATAAGTGCTTTGTGGATGTGATTGCGTATATGCCATACTGCATATGTAATAAACTTGTTACCACTGGAATGATCGAATACATCGATAGCAGACAGCAATCCCATAGTGGACAAACTGATGAGGTCTTCTAACACCAGAGCGGATCGACGTTCGAAACTTTTAGCAACCTTAACAGCAAAACGTATGTTGTGCCGGATGATCTGGTCTACTATTCGTTCTTTGTCCTCCACCCATTCATTGCGATGCTCTTCAGCTAAAAATTCTTCAAGTTGACGTAGTCGTCCAAAGAGAAAAAACTCCTCTTCCCTACTTAAAACTTTGGCTGAAGCAGCATCACGAATGTCGAATGAGTTTAAATCATTCATTTTCAGTATTTTCAGATGGAGTTGACTCGTCAACAGACATAGGCCGAATACGTAAGCCCACATACTGCCAGCAAAAGTCAAAGAGATCTTCTTCGGTTGCGTGACTCACGCCATCCAACGGAATCGCTCTCCAATCTCCATCTGAACAAACCAGTGCTAATCCAATTAAATTCTCTTCCTCTACTACTGCTGATTTTTCCTCAGCTTTCGCATCACTATCAATTACGGCTTTTGGATCCATAGCCATAACTAATCCTCCTTTTCCTCACCACCTTCACTGGGGATATCACTTGTTTTTCCATACGTGGGTCTACCGTTCGGAACATTCCCGTCGTCCTCTTCTTCAACCCAATCCTTTTCCATACTCTTCAATAATGCAGTCCGCTTGTAATTATAGCCATGCCTTTGTGCTAATTCTGTTCTGGATAGAATCCCAATACGATGCATAACCTCAGAGGTCTGAGCCATCTTCAATCCGTCCTCTTGTACTACATCAGGCAAGGCAATATCAAACTGCACATCCTTGGTGTCCACTTTAGTCATTTTTGTCGGAGCCTCATCTGACATTGCCTCAATGGCAGATCGAACATCGTTTCGGTCTGCACCCTCCCGTATCATCGGTTCAACTTCGTCATATAAACGCTGATAACTCTCAGTAGTAAATACTTCAACGTCCGACGTAGGTGAGAGTACTTTAGCGTCAACTTTTTCACGGATAACCGTTTTAAACATTGTCCGAATATCTTCAACCCAATCCTGTTGGTGATTCCTGATACCGTAAGAGAATGGGGTATCCTGTTGTCGAATGCTTGCATACACCTGATTCGATGGATCTTGAAACAATATGTGTTCCGGTATATTAACAGCGGAGGCAATAGCCATACGAATTAATCTGCCATCTGGCATTGCGTCATCTCCATGTATTTCTGGATTAATGACACGCCATTCTATTTGCGGAGTCTCTGTTAGTATCTGTCCACCTACAGGGCCACGTTGTGCTCGTCCACCAGGAACATTTCGGTTACCCGTAACTTTGCGAACCCAAACAACTTTTGATCGCTCGTGGTTAAGGACAATCCGATCCAATATAAAATCTTCGTAGTATCTAAGGAATCGTAATGCAGGGTATAACACAGGCGTTCCTCTAATCTCACTCGAATCACCGATCTTACACATCTGCACCAGTTTTTCTCGTGACAATCGACCTACTCCATGTACGGTCTGTCCACCTGGCTGTGACTTCTGCTGAAAATAATTGATGTCCGCAAACCATTCATGTTTAGGCGTGTCACCAGCTTTATATGCTCGAGAATCTCTGATGAATTTACTACGGCCATACGCAAGCCTTGTCTCAGCGTCCTCTGGATGCACATGAATTGCTTTGATCTCATACGCTCTGGTTCGATCTCTTACGTATATATCTCCAGTAGATCGATCAACGTAGTAAAAGAAATAGTGCTCACCCAACTTAAATTTACGACGAGCAGCATCTCGTATTCTTCGTTTTAAATTATTACGATCAGCAAAATCCTTAATTGTCCCATCGACATCAGGTACCGTGCATCCGTATTCAACTCCAGTTCCGATTGTATAATTAGTCAGGTTGTCTACAATTGATCGAGCATGAGGATCCAGTTTATATTTTTGTTCACAGGATTCCATCACTCCAATTAAAACCGAACCCTCCTCATCAGATCCGATTAAATGACGTGACAAAGGTGCTCCGGCAAATAATTCCAATAAAGCAGAGCGAACCTTCTCGTCGGACACCTTACCTTCCTTATTGGTTTCAATGCGAATCGGAGTCCATGTTTCCGACATTAAAAACTGGGCGCGAGATGCCAGTGAATGATCACCGTCCAAGCCAAGGGATCCACCATCACTGGGACTGTTAAGACTCTTTGGTACATAAAATGCCAATGCATCATCAACCGCCTGTTGAATTTTTAATTCCTGATCTGCTTCGATGTCCTGACGTATTTTATCCTCTACGGATTTCACATGACCTGCGGCCAACCTACTGATTTCCTCTGCCAAATTACTCGACTTTTCATTGTTTTCTTCTTCTTCACTCATGCCCCACTCCCTCTCTGATACATGTAGTCGGTCGAACTACGATCGTATTGAAACGTGTCTTCGACAAACCCATTTTGAGTATTTGGTTCCAACATCCCGTGTTGGACATTGTCATAAAAATTTTCTTCTGAGAACTGATCCATATCATCCATTTTAGGAATATTGACTAATGGCGTTGCATTGTTAACACAGTTATATGCAGCACCTGCACACGCCTGTAACAGGTCGTCACTACCCCCCTCCATTTTTGTTGCTTTGCCTTTCTCTCCGTCCCACTGACACTCATCAATTTCTTTTTCCAGATAACTGCGATAATCATCATACATCGGAGTGGGAGGAAACGTCACTCCCTCTCTATACATTGCATCACGTAACGAGACCATAGCCGCTGCGGGCTCTCTGGGTGTTCCGACTTTTCGAATGAATCCGTCTCGGGTTAAATCGACCATGACTTTGCTCACGGTATGGTCAATAGACAATAGACCACATGGTATACCCATCGCATGTATGGTCTGCGACAGTTGATGTGATTGAAACCGATCAAACGTAATAAGCCCTTCGAATAGATTGAATTCACGTTTATAAGCCAGATCATCAATCATCTCCTCAATAGCGGCATATGACATGCTGTGTTCACCGTATTCTTTTCTTGGAGACAATCGACCCAAAAAATCAAACTGAATAATGGGCAGATTGACTTCTTTGGGTTCAGTGTCACCAGCTAGTCGAACTGTCCGAGTTTCAAAATCAATTGCATGACACATCGCTATGCCGACACTATCTCCATTAATAGCTAAGTCGATATGCATGTATCGTTCAGTATCGTCCTCTGATCGAAAGTCTGATGTAAACTGATACGTCTCCTCGTCTAATGGATTAACCAGATGCTCCCCTTTTTTGAGTGCGATCTGAATTTTTTCTGCATTACGAAAAAACGGATTTACAGACCCACTTGGTATAGACAATAGCTCTATACAGGCACGTTCCGGTGCATCGATAAACTGAGGTAGGTACTCAATGGGGATATCTACAATCATTCGTCCTCGTCAAAGTTTTTAATCTCAATTGTTTCACAGATGACTCTGGGGTCACCCATCGATCCGTATTCTCTGACAGTATCGACAATTCGATCTCTTAAGATTTCTATTGCATTCTCAACTGATTCACTGGTAACACCGACTGCGAATGTTGGACAAAATCCAATCACTATTCCATCATCAGATTCCCAGTAATACGATTCGTATTCTTCCATATCGTCACCCATCCTGTTCTCTTGCCGTAAGTATATTTGCATCCACCAATTCAGGTATCCCTCCCACTCGTTGTAATTCCCATGGCCAAAACGCAAACAAAGGGAGAGCTTCCTCATTATAATTATCTGATGGAACAGGCCCATTTAGTATGGCCCATATGGAGAACACACAATGGACATCCCTCGATGACCAGATGATAACCTCCAGCTCTTTATTTTCATTTGGCTCCTCGACCAATTGACCAACAACTCCACCTACCCATAAACCCAACGTATCAGATCTCCGGCATATATAACTGTGAACAGTATTTTCCCACTCCCTATGAGATTCAACCAGATTGGAAGTCCGTCCGTTATACATTTTTTCAAATGCCATTTTAGAAATTGTTTTAACCGCAGCCACCCTGTAGGGTTGCCACACATATCCTTTGTGTAGAGAACGCCTGGCATTGTCTGCACGTTCTATTTTTATACTGTGATTCACCTAAAAGCACTCCATCCTGAATCACTGACCAGCGATTCGACATAATCTTTACCCTTGAATACCTTGCCATCATACAAGGCTTCTCTACCCTCATGTATGGCAATCAATCGAATGTCGAATCCGCCGTCGCCTTTTTGGTAATCGACTACAGCCATACCCTGTTGCCAATCGTGTTCGATGGTTGAGGCGGGTACTCGGTCAGCCCCGCCCATCATACCAGGACAGGCAGATTCATATACTTTTGGGCCGTTTCTGTGATGGAGCGTTTTAGATGCACGTTCACGTCGATGAATATGTCCAAACACTACAGAGGATCTTGCATGCTCAAGATAGCCCTCAGCTGTTTGTCCTGATCTTCTTTTTGACTTATCCCCGTGAATCACTCTCAGGTTTTCATTTAACCAAAAAGCGTTGTCTGGATAATTCCCCACCCATTCTACTCGACTGCCAGAAAAATCCAATAATGAGGGAACACTGCACGAGGCATGTTCATCTACTGTATTAGCCTGTTGCAAACCATAGACGGCAGATAGATGACTCATCATAATGTTGGGTAACCGCTTCTCGTGGTTGCCCTCCAGATAGATAATTTTTGCTCTTGGAGCGAATAATCTCAATTGCCGTAACAACCACGCCGATTCGATTATGGCCGGTTGTGTAGTTGCATGCATATCAGGCGTTCGTAAAAACTTATCGGACATCTCGGGAAGATCGAGCATGTCACCCATGACAATGATTTCGTCAAAGGATTGATACGATAGAATTTGAAATACGATATCCCAAACCGCTCTGTCGTGATATGGAGCCAATATTCCTGATTTTAAGTCTCGCCTGTATCCGATATGTGGATCAGGTAACAACAACGCCCGTCTGAGTTTTTTGCCTTTTTCTGGCAATTTTATCTTAGGCTTTGATGCCTTGATTGAGACGGGAGATATTGGAGGAATATCACTGTCAGCCAGTGCAACCTTACGAACAATATCTGCCTCGACATTATACAGAGTGAAAAATCCATCTGCGTTAGTATATCGCTCAGCCTCACGATATCTGTATTTTCGCACCTCCCATTCATTTTCATCAAATCCAAACCGTTCAAATATATCACTACTGGACGGCGGATCTTCTTTTGGTCGCACTACCTGTGCCCTGACAACACGCTGATTTTTTGATCGTTCCTCGATGACGGATTCATCGGCTTCGGTCTGCTGCGAAAAATGACCTTCACAATCTTTACATGCATACGATACACTGTTTTCACGATATGCTTTTACCCGTGTGTTTTTACTCCCACACAGATGACATTCAATCGTAACTGTATTCTCCTCACCACCCATATCCACTCCCCTTCCCACGGCCCCCGTGTAAGGTTAAGTCACACTTATATCAATACCTTCAGGTATCGCTGTTAAATTTTTATACTTTTCATTGGCTTTATCCTGTTCCAGTATGGCCATGTTAGTCACATCGAACTGGAATACATCGCCACTCAGATCCAATGGTTTGCGATTCCAAAATGCTGTACGTTTATAAAAAACCTGTTCGTCACGCTGTGAACGCCTACCCAACACCTGAGTAAAATCATTGTTCGTTCTAGACGATGATATTACCACATTCAATCCCGCGTATGTCATTACGCCATTCCTGATTGATCCGAATCTTGATTCCATACGTTGATGAAGATCATTGAATGCCTCAGCGGCTGCGTCGTATTCGTCCGATCCAAATATCGACTGCTTCCCCGTAGTAGATCGGGACATAAAATTCGCTTCGTCAATACATGAGGCCGCTACACAATACCCCAATCCAGATGCCGCTGCTCCTGTGCCTGGAAACAATACAATGTTACGAGGCATACGTAATTCACTGGGATAGCGACGTGCATTTTCCATCTCCTCCAAATCAACTTGTGCCGGAAAATAATCCAAGAAAAATGGGCTTTTAAATTTTGGTAGAATTTCGGAGAAGGTCACCGAACGAGCCTGTGACTCAGATCGGTTCATCAGTATGATTGCAACCGTTGTGTCGTGATCCAAATTGTATGGATCAAAGAAATCCGATCGTGGCAAAATCAGGAACTCTCTGGTTAGCAACCACATGATCAGGCTCATTTCAAAATCTTTTCCAGTGCCTTTGGGTAATTCCAAACACACAGTATGGATATTATGATCCCGATAAACGTGTATAGAGTCCGCATCCTCAGCATAGGATGTCCATTTTTCGATAGCTTTTCTTTTAGCCTGTTCAAACGTAAGAGCATATACCGTATCGCTTTTTAGGGTTTTAAGTCCATCGTCTGTATCGCGTTGAAACAGCACATTGAAATCGCAACGCATATGCCATATCTGTTCGATCTCTTCAATGATCGAAGGCCAGATATTATAACTGCCGAGGTAATAATCATCTCGTAACAGATCCTCTATATGCACATCCATTTCGCGTTGACATGTTTCATTGTTCCATTCTTTTTTTGCACCCTCATGACGGATCGTTCCGGAAGCAATTCGCTCCTGACTAAGAATCTTTTTATCAAGATCCGCTGTGATGTCAGCCCATGCGTCTACCTTTTTACGTGGCACGTTTTTTATCCCCAGTCATGGTATATTCCGCATCCACTGCATCTGCAATATCACCCACACTATCCGATATCCCTGCAGCCTGTTGCCTCCGTATTAATTCAGTTGCACCGATTTCATTTACAGGTAAGACCAGATCGGTTCGAATTTTTTTTAAAACCTCAATAGCTTTTTCAGGGCCAAGCATTTCCTGTACGATATGTATTAATCCAGTAACCATCGCCTTGGTCTGTAACTGCACATGAGTAGCTTGCATTAGGTCTGCATCCCGTTTAGCCATTTTGGCCTGAAAATCAGCGGACTTTAAAATCTGATCCGCCATCATCTCCAGATTAACAATATCAACGCCATCTTTTTTCATCTCATCTTTAAGTGCTAAACGAATCGCTTCCAGTTCGTACAGATATCTCACCGAATCGAATAAATCTTCAGGATTTAGTTTCTCTTTTACTGCATCCACGTAATAATCGAAATCGATATTTTTTTGTAGTGCCGTTTCATCATTCGATGTAACTACAGCATCTTCATCCATTGTTTCCTCCGTCAGGAATTCATTTTTTACCAGCTCGTCAAATGAACTGTTCAAATTGTATCCCCTCTGAAATTTATGACCACGAAATACCGTAAATGCATACCACGAATGACGTTGACAACATCCCAATCCATTATGGTTGGTGCCATGACCCGCAAACTGCATGCATCGATACTCATCACGAGGATTCACCACACCGTGAGGATTGGCAATTCCTTCCGGCACGAATGTCGGCAGTCTATAATTACGAGGCATTCCACAAACACGCCGTTCTCGTTTTCCCTCCTCGGTCAGCCTGTATATTTCAATCAAACTTACAAACTCAATATTAGGTGGCTTATCGCTGAGTATTTCTGTAAGCTGATCAGGATCAACTCGAGGCCGTTTAAATCTCTTCTGATTTTTAAGTTCTTTTAGTTCGACAAGATCGGTCATGAATTTTCGTTAATAAATTCCCACAAAATTTTATTGTGTTCGAAAACAAGTCCCCGAAACCGCGAATCCGTTATTACTATATGTCCTGATTTAGCAGCCATAGGTTTGTAAAACGTCCCCGCATGATTTGAATTGTCGTTCTGCAATATCTCAATAATCGATTCCTTATTACGAACCCTGTATTGATACCGCCGAAACCGTTCATGTCCCACGAGTTTACGCAACGCTTCCAACACGGAATCCCAAGTCACCAATGGAGACCGTTCAGGTGTTTTTGTTTTTGCAACGGGTGCTTTCACCTTCTTTACTGCCTTTTTTTCCACTTTAGCCATATAAACCTCCTGTTAATTACAATTATATTCCGTTGGGAAGGTTTTACGCATATCCAATGGCCTACCAAATCCATTATAGTACAGCATACAAGTTTGACGCAGATCAATCAGCAGTGAATGCGTTGCATTATTGTTTACATCGCCATTACCACGCCGTTCGTAGTAATGCCATTTGGCGTTCGGGTCGTTGCCCAACGCAATGATCTCGCCGAGCGATGCATACCAGATGCCATGCATTCGATGCACAGCCTGACCGAAGTTTTCACCGTCTTCCCATGACACCCACCAGTATATTCGAAAATCTATTGGATCGTGTTTCGACCCATAGTTCTCAATATCTTTTCGATTCAGTGTGATGGTATACTGTGTTTCATATCCATATTTCCCTGAAGTAAAAAACGGTTGAGTCTGACGTTTGAGATCTGATGGACGACCATCCACAATAATGTCATGCACCCATGGTTTCAATTCTTTTTCAGGATTAATCTGTGCATTGATATTCAATCGAGGAGCAATGTCGTTTATGAATTTTTCTTCGTAGACTTCTCCGACTTCATACCATAATGTTTTTTCTTCAGTTATTTGCATAACGCCTAGCGTCTATCTCCGTTAATATTTTTTGAGCCCATGTTTGCAATACAGTTTCATCTACCTCATATATTCCATGTTCATTAAGCATGTCGAACAACAATGATTCTGTGTTTTTACGAGTTTGAATTTTAGGGTCAGGTCGCCCCTCTTGTTGATTACGCCAACTGATCAGGTCTTCAGTAGTCTGTGATTTAGCCTGATGCAAAATATTTTCTTTTTCTTCATCACTGGATGTTTTCTCAAGCATCTGTATAATCGCCTGACATTTGGAAGAATTAATTTCATCCACTTCCTCCTCTCGACCTGGAAACATGCGATACAGCTTAGCCTGATTTTGATACCGCCACGATGACCGAGTAGATATCCCTAATCCACCTGCATTAACAGGAGCAGATACCCAGGACTCGAAACGATCAAAACCGATCCATTCATACGGTCGCCTATTGCCTATTCGTGTTTCCCGAAACTCCAGTATCATCTCTCCGATTTCACGAGCGTCACGTTTGAAATGAAACACTCGGGACAACAATCGTTGATGTTTAGCCTTGCACAGCTGAGCATGTTCCTGATGATCGAACGTCTGCATATACGAATCGAATACCACCTGAGCCGCTCGTCTCAAATCGTAATTGTAATGCAGTTGAAAACTGTCCACGCCCATTGAGTGAAACTCATTGTGATGCACTCGACATAATGGCACCAGATTTTCAGCATCCGGCCCGCCCGCCCCTTTTGTGGTTAGGTGATGAGCATCCGAAACCCGTATCAGTTGAGGCTGTAACGACATCTCTTCGATAGGATCTCCAGCAGAATCTTGGCCTCCTGTATGTTGACATATTACACAACGGATATGACCGACATGCTCACGATATTCAGGCCAATCTCCGTATACTGGAGACTCACTGCGAACAATGGGTTGAGCCTCATCCTCTGGCAATAGATTTACGCTATCCGTTATAATATTTGATATATCTGTCATGCAGCTTGCCCCTCAATAACAGGTTTAGATTCGTTATTTATTGCAATAAGCTCCCCATCAAATGAATCTTTAATTTTTGCAATCAAAACATCCGTTGCTATATCGCATTCATCTATTTTTTCCTGTATCAGGATAGCCTCATCAATCGTGTAAACCGTTGGATTATCCTCACCCTGTAGATATTTATGTCTCTGAGACTCCTCGGTAATTACAGCTACATTACGTTGTAATTTTTTCGAAAACATTTTTACATGATGTTTTTTTGCCTTGAATGCCCGTAGTTTTCGAAGACGATCTACATCAACTGATCCAGGCTCAACCATCGACACAGTAATATCCAGTTTACGCTGTTCCTCTCTGCAACGATTATTCAGTTCATCTCCGTTAATCTTTCCATTCTCAAATAACCTGACATGAGGTATGCATCGATCTTCCAATTCGCTGACAATTTTTTCCCGATCCAACGATTTGCCAGGCGAAGGAGGCTTAACTATCTCTTCGTTCATCACATGCAGTAGTTTCCTACTCAACTCCTCAATCTGTTTTTCGTTTACTTTAGGATTAACCTCGAGCCGTTCAATCTCAGTTAATACTAATTTGTAACTGCTCGTCTTGGCCTTTGCCCTCTGTTCCTCTGTTAAAATCGATTTATACATTTTATGCTCCTCCGAAATCGTCAATGTTGCAATCTCTGAATCGAGAGTATTCACCCTCGTTATATATCCACGCCACACCTCGACCTCCAGAATACCGGCCCTTAATTGGCACAATTGATGTTCTTCGATCTAAATTCGTATCTTCCATCTGCCCCATAATATCATTTGATGTTTTAGGAGATTGATCTTTGCGATATACCGTGAATACCATGTCAGCCAGATTCAATACATCCTGTGACCCGCTAATTGATTCACGTCCCTCGATAGCGTCCGAACCTTCCTTCCTTGGGTGAGCAACCAGAAACATTGTCCCCTCGTAATATTGGCACCAGTTTTTGGCCGCCAAAGTGACCTTACTCTGCTGTTCCATGGGATCGCCTTTACCTCTGGTGATAGCGAGTAGGTTGTCCAGACATACAATTTTCGCGCCGTATCGTTTGTAGCAATACGTAGCCATATTGAGTACCTCATCCACTGAAGGAGTCAGTCCGGTATGTCCAAGATATAACGGGCAATCTTTTAATAACTCGAATGCCTCTTGCACGGATTCGACTGTGATATCACGACGTTCGACACTGCATATACACTGCACTAACTGTATGACTAATTGTTTCGGAGTCATTTCACCGCACCAAAGGAAACAGGCTTCACCCTGTTTAGCCCATTCCAATAGCTGTTGTTTTAACAGCGTCGTTTTACCCGTCCCCATTTTACCAGTGACTACGACCAGAGAGCCAGGTGGAACTTTCCCTATACTCTCATTCATTCCACTAAACATCCATTCCAGCCCTGCATCGACATCTTCGCCCATCATCAGATCGCGTTGCAACTCCATCAGGGCATCGGCTGTAGATGTAATGCCCTCAATGGGCGGAATAATTGCATCGTCAATAGCCTCGCGTAAAGCCGTCTCTCCACCGTTCACAAGCAGGTCATTGCAGTCCATGCCAACAGGCAGTTCGCAGATCAAAACTTTGTCCTCACCCAAGCGTTTGCGAACTTCCGACCGTCCCTCAATCCCTGCCTTGTCCTGATCGTATACCAACACTATCTCATCAAACTGCGTTAGAGTATCGATCCATTCTGGTTTGAGCGATTTCGCTCCAGCAGGGACAGAGACTACATTACGATGCCCGCTTTGCCACACACTGATTGCATCGATCTCGCCCTCGGTAACAATGACACGAGACAAACCCGTATCGAGTCCATGATGATTAAACAAGACAGACTGCATGTCTTTTTCCCGATACATTCGCTTTTTACTCGGAGGCACTGTTCGATATTTTACTAATCCAATTGTATGATCATCCGTCCATGTCGGTATGACCCATGATGGCTCTATAGATTTGCCATTGCACTCCTGAGATACACCGAGTCGGAAATGCTGAGCAGTCTCATCGTTTATTCCACGTTTTCTTAATTCTGATAAAGAACCATGTACATCATTCATCAGATCCTGATGGTATTCATCAATCCAACTATTATCGAATACTCGATATTTTACAGGATCTTCTTTCCCTAAAAACTGAGACATCAATTCACCCACTCCCTGCACAGGCAAATTTCTGGGAGTATGTGTTGTATCATCTCCCTGATGTCGCCGCAATACATTTAAGTTGCCCTTGGCTCCACATTTATGGCACCAATAAGGAGAACCCTCACGTTTTAGAGAGATGTAGAAATGATGTTTAGTGTCTCCACAATACGGACAGGATTTGACCTGTAACTCACCATTGGAGTTAGCAGGTTTTGTCTCCCAGTTTTTTTCATTTACGTATGCGATTGCATCAATATTCATCTATCTCCTAACCCTGTTTGAATGTTAGCGGTACAACATTGTTGTGTTGTGGTTGTGTTATGTCTGGCAAAATCGAATTGAACGAATGGAAAAACGACATAAATCCACCATTGCCGAACGCATGTTTGTGCCGGCGATCTGACGATTGTCCATATTCGATAAATCGATCGAACGCAGCACTAACAGTTTCTGTATCCTTCACTGTTTCGATCAATGTGGTCATGCGATCCAGTTCGCGTTTGTATTCGTGTTTTGTTTCACGATAAGGTTTAGACCCATATGCACTTTGATATCTTTTCTGTAACTCTGTGATCAGATCCTTTGCTTGTAATTCTGTAGGTGACAATGTTTTCTTTTCAATTTTTGCCGTTCGTTTTTGCTGTTTAACAGTCAGTCTCCCCGCTTTCCACGCACCGAACATTTCCAATTCCTCTGACAAGGCTTTGCCCGCCTTGCCAAACAACTGTTTGCCGTCACCACGAACAGCACTCAGCATAGCAATCAGGCTGTTTACCTGTTCGGGTTTTACGTTAGACAATTTTGACCATGGATAATATTCGTCACTCATAATTCATCTCCTTATAATTTTCCGACCGTCACCTGATCGATTTTAGGTTTACGTTTTTTGGGTTTTGATTTTCTACGCAACAACGCATCATTGATTGCCTTTGACGCATCAATTTTTGTCATTGCATCTGTATATGGAACTCGTAATTTTTTCATAAAATTACGCTGACCGTCTGTCATAGGCTGCGAATGCCAACTCATGTTTTTTTGCATTAGCGGCAATCGATCATTGAAATCATTTTCTATCCATGAATCGGCTGCCTGAAATGCGAGTTCGATGGTATTGCGTTTTCTAACTACAGGATCAACTCCAGTGGGATCGATATATTTTACCTCCCAATGACCCACTGCATCCTGTTCGATTTTTATGAATCCATCCGTTTTCCCGTTGGTGCCTGGAATGTCTGATCGAAATACCTGTTTGTTGTTCACCTGCCTCCACATCAGGTTTGTCATGTCTGAGTATTCATCGTCTGCATCTCTAAGGGAAAGCAGATCAATTTCCTCTGCTACAATTTTTTTAGCCTCAGCTAAAGTTTTGCCTAATTCTGCGGAGGCATTCTGAACAGCAAGCTTCTTAACACTACGAGCTACTTCCTGTATTTCCTCACCCTCTGCATCAAAATCCTGACGCAGATCAAACAGGACAGGTGTAGTAATCAGCGAGTGCGATCCACACACATCCATGATGTCTAATACCAAGCAGTCACGTTTATTATCTCCAGTGACATCTGACATATTGTCGAATCCAGGCGGTAACCTCGTGCCTCGACCAACACACTGGATATACAAGGAGGCCGAACGACATGGCCGAGCCATAATCAGCGTATCGATGTTTGGAAAATCAGTGCCTTCCGTCAGCACGGCACAGTTAACCATTACAGGTATTTTTCCGTTACGGAAATCATTGACTAGCATGGTGCGTTCTGCCCGTGGCGTATTTCCATGGATCAATCGAGCATCGACCCCATTGCGCCTGAACGTATTGCACACCTCGTAGATATGATTGACATCCGCACAGAATATGAGGGTCGATTTACGGCCTGTTGCAAATGCATGCTCATACCATGCATCGTATATCAGATCGTTGCGATCCGGATTGTTTATGGCATCCTCCAACTCATCCTGAGCAAACTGACCATTACGTATACTGACTCCTGATATGTCCGATGCACTATCAATCCTTAGTGCTTTGAGTGGTGATAGCCACCCCTCATCAATACCCTCAGAAATACCCTTGTGATACGTGATCTCGTCATAGGTGTGAGCCAATCCCTTTCCGTCAGATCGTTTTACCGTGGCTGAAAATCCCAACAGCGATTTGTCGGTATCTTTACGGCTAACCCCGAAATAATCAAGAATCGACATGTAAGTAGAATTATCCTCTGAACAGTGATGCACCTCGTCTACGATGATTGATTTGAAGTTATCCGGATCAAACTTTTTAATCCGATCACTGCCCTCTCTACCCAACGTCTGTACTGTAGCTGAGATAACGTCACAATCAGGGTCAGCCCGCTGATTGCCCATCTCGATACCGATTTTAAGATCAGGATTTACCAATCCGATCTTTTCCGCGTTTTGTTCAACCAACTCTTTTCGATGCGCCAAGACCAAGACTTGCGTAGCCCGTAGGGTTGGACACGGTAAGTGCTTGATCAAGGACGCAAAGAGTATTGTCTTTCCTCCACCTGTTGACAGCGATACTACCTGCCGATGTACCCCTGCGGCCAACTCTCGCAAGATGGCCTCAACAGCCTCGGTTTGATAATTCCGTAAACTGATGGATGGTGCTACTGATTCTGCCACAGCGGTGTCTCCTATAGTTTCCTCTGCAAAAAAGGATAATTGCATATCATGATTGTCTCCGTGATAAGTAAAGCCCAGTGCCGACTCTACTCCCCCGCAGAGCCAACACTGGGCAAGGCGCTTTGTAACCAACTCCCCAATCGATTACGAGGGATCTTTTCCCTAGCGCACTACATGTATATACATGCTAATTAGCATATATTATTTTGATTTTTTCATCATACTGCGATACGCCAACAACACCTCTTTCAGTATTTTTTCGTATGCAGCCCGTTCAGATAATTTTCTATGAGATTGGGTCTGCGTATCTACTATGGCCTGTTTTACCGCATCGATATGATCGGGTACAAACAACGCATCGATTTTCAATTGAGCATTGTTACTCTGATTGGAGACACGCCGTATCGTTCTGTCGATTTTGGACGATGTTACGTTAGCTCTCAATGCCAAAACAATATCCCAAGTTTTTTCTAAATCCATTTCAATCTCCCGATCCAATCGTCCCAGCCGACCGTGCCGGAACTTTTAACTGCAATTAACAACATACACTGACATTAAACGACAAAATCGTAAACGCTAAATATTTTATTTATATCATATGACATGTAATACATATGACATATGACATATGACATGTAATACATATGACATATGTCATATGTTATATATACATTGTAATGTGCTAAAAAAATCTACCGCTTAATATCAATATAGCATCCTGATATCCATCCATGCAGATCCTCACCCAACATCCGACGTGATGCCCCAAATCGATAATGGGGTATAGATTTTTCCACCAGTACTCTCGTTTTTGCATACGACAAATCGAGTATATCTGACAGTTCGCGTATGCTGTACCACCTGTTTTTTTCAATCCCCATAATGCCCCAGTGCGATAAGAATTATTGTGAACACCCTAAAGATATTCATATACTTGTTATTTAGCAAGTATATGCATTCGTTAATCATAGGCAATATTCCTGTTATATATTCAAAAATACATTAAATAAATGCTAAAAACGGTAAAATAAATGTTTTTTTGATTTATAATACTTGTTTTTTACTATTGGTATACGTAGATTTTCTTATGTCAGTGTAAGATTTTTATAATTGACATATATTAAAACCCAAACCAAGAGAATAATATGGCCGAACAAAGAGACCCCTACCATGACGGAGATACAGATCATGGAGAAAATTTGGGGAAACGAATAGCAAGACTGCGAAATCAGCGATCTGTGAGTCAGTATAAACTATCTCAGATCGCCAAAGTCCCTCAAAGTTCACTATCGCGTCTGGAAAACGGCAGTAAAACAGGACTCAGCAGTAGGAGCATGGCACGTATTGCTGACGCACTGAACACCTCAACAGATTTTCTTTTAGGCAATGTCGATAACTCACTCTCCTCCAAACAACCGGCACGTAAGTGGCAATCCTACCTGACCGCGGCAGTATCCAGCACAATTGATGATCTGATAATTATGGATTCTGATTTAAATATTGTATCGTCGTCCAGTAATGATTACAGCATCAACGCAAACATTAAGCAGTATTTATCTGATCCGTCTCATTTAAGTTTGACATCCAGTTTAAATAATACAACACCTACACAACTATCATTGAGGTTTACCTCTGGCAAATCGACTCCCGCATTTCTGATCCCGATCTACTCAGAGGACGGAGAGAATGCTAATGCTCAATCCGTGGACGGATATCTGCTACGGTTCGATATGCAACGTCTACCCCCACGGATCACAGCAGAACGAAAGGCCATCAGCCATTTGCTCAAATCGGCAACACGCGATGCAAGTCCCACCCATATTCGAGAACAAATTACCGAATACATTCTGACCGCCACAGAGCGGATACAGTCTATCGCATGGACTGAGACTACAGATACCAAAAAACACGGTAAAATGATTGAGGGGTATACCCTAGATCACGATGTCATCCAGCCGATTCATGAATTCGGAAAATCCGAAATACCTGGAAGACTTCCAGACGAAAAATATGCAACCGCATTACGATCATCACGCAAAAACCGAATCTGTTTGGAGCAAGATCGTATTGTAATCAATTTTTCCATGGAGGGATCTTTTGAAAATGTTGCGTTAGTGCAATGCGAACCTAAAGATCAACGGGATGTGATTGACGCATTACACAGCATCGATCAATACATTTCGACGGGTACGGTTGCACTACAGGTAGCCATCCAACAAGATAATTAATCCACAAATTACTAACGGATCGTCCGTTGGTGACTCAAGACAAAAAAATATTCAAGTTCTTTGTCTTGCTCAGAGGAGGTTGAGGGTTGCATCCCTCTCCTCCTCTTTTTTTGTCTGTTTTACCTTAAAACATTTCGCGTGATGAGTTATTGTCAGCCATTGATTTAAGAATATTAAAATCTGCATCGTTTAAAATCTGTCGTGCTGAGGAAACAAACGCTCTGTCCCACGACATTTGAGTCTCATCATTCTGCTCCTTTTTTCGTTCTCGCATTAATTTTTGTACTCGGTTACGTCGTATATGACGATGTTTTTTGGCGGTTGATGCACGAATCCACCAGGACGTTTTGTAATCCAATCCATCATCAGCACATTTAGACTCCCATGCTGTCAGCTGTCGATCAATCGATAGTGCCTCCTCCTCCAGCGTTGACGACAGTTCCTCGAGTTCGTGACACTCCAGTTTCTCGATTTCCAATTGTCGCCAATCGATGCTGTTCACGCGGTCTTCGATTCGATCTTCTTCTCCGTAATGTTGATTTTTCAATGCTAGACTCATTAGCTTTCTCTCCCGATAACTGTTTAACCCAACGTGTTTTTTGTTTTCCTAATTGACTGTCAATTTCAGCGACTGCCTGTTCAAAAAATATTTGATCCGTTTCGTAGTGATACGGGTTTACTATGGATCGATGTCGCGTCCGAGTGTCATCTGACACATGTTCCGGATAAAATCCACAAGCCGAATAACATGCCCCTAATTCGTCTGACAGTGTATAGCTGTAAACCTTTTTAATTCCCATGGATTTAGCAGCTTTAGTGCAACTGCCAATTAACATACTGGCTGCGTTTTTTGGAGCGTTATGCATCATGGCCAATCGAGTTATTTCTAACGATTCGCCGTCATCCAATACCCTCGATACTGGCCGTCCTACAATACACACACCGATCATAGTCAAATCATCCCATACACTGGCACCGAATTTCCATCCCGTTACAGGTCTATTATGTGTGTGCCAACAGTATACAACCGCATTGGCCTGTCGTAACGACGTAGGACAGATCGTTAATTCGCCCCACTGCCGCACAACTTGCTGTCGTTGATGTCTCATCATTACCTCGAAGTATTGATCTTGTCCTATATTTTTATCATTCGACCAATCCTCATATGTTTGTTCGCGCCAATACAGCCCCTGGTAGACTCTATTTAATTCGTCAACAAACGGGGCAGACCAAACGCCTAATGCTCTGGCATGATTATAGATTTCATCTTCGCTTCGGCTATCAAAAATTGGGTTTCCCCTATGGTCTATACTTTCTCCTGTCCTCCCAAATCGTTTAAACTGTTTTGCAGTCATTAGCTTGTTAAATTCGTAGAATCCATAATTTCGATCCATCGATAAAATCCTTTTTAAAAAAATGGAGTAGAGAGCTTAGTGTCTTTTTTTTAAACACTAAACCTCTACTCCTGTACAGGTGATAAGGCTAATGTCTCCCCAGGCCTTACCGTTCGGACGATCCGAACAAACCTGTACTATGACATCGTTAACGGGATGTGAATCTATTTTTAGAAATTGGTGTGTTATTCCCAAAAAAACCCATTAAACTCTGCCAAATACTCTTTTCCAAAATGACGGGCGTTCTTTTTGAAACGAGATAAATACATGGGTCGGAGTAATCGTGTAATTCGAAACCGAACCGTTTGATTTTAAATGAGGCAATTTTGCAAATACCTCTCCGATATAATCCAGATCTTCGCTGTTATGTGTATCAATCGCTACAGTTCTATCGTGCTGCGTCATTGGAATATGTGCCATAATAGATGCCTTTACTTGTTAATTGACATAGTTTATTAAACAAAAAACGGGCAATTACAATGGCCCATTTAATGGTTCATCAAAATCCTCATCCTGATCTAAGTCATCAATTTCAGAATCAGTAATATTGTCATCGAAAATTCCAATCGTACCCTGTTTCTCTGCGAGACGTTTACAGGATTCTAGCACATCTCCCAGATAATGGCTGACAACTCCGTAATTGACCACTCCATCGTTTTGCATCATCGCTCCGCCGACTCGGATTTGAAGATTACAATTCTCGTCGTCATTCCTATCTTCATGCATGGTGATCAGTAAAAAATCTTTACCGTCTTCTATTAATTTTGGAAAGACGATTGATGCAAATTCGTTGGTTATTTTTGGTGTTTCCATAGTCTCCAATTTATATTAAGGTTTAATTACTTGACATCTGATTTAATTCTTGCAACGGTTCGACCGATTGACTTTGTGCGCTTTCCCACAACATGATTGAGGCTGCGAGGTTTTCCGTCAACGATGAATACATCATATCCACAGGCTTAACACGCGGATTAGTCATACCTCCATTAGCAACAAATCCTCGAACCGTAGTCATTATTTCCTGTTTCCACAAATCTTCCCCCAGGTATGCAATGATGTTTTTAGCTCTGGGGTCTTGTGTGGATAATTTAACTAATCCATCTAACATCTCCAACAACGCTCCGATTGGATCGCCTTGGGGAGTTGTATTAGGAGTTTCCTGTCGAGTAGGCAGGTTATCCAATTCCTGTTTAGTATAGAGCTTTTGATTCGTCGGCATAGGTTCGGGTTGTGGCGGTTGCTGTGGCGGTTGTTGTGGCTGTGGCGGTTGCTGTGGCGATGATGGCACTGGCTGTTGTTCCGGTTGCGGGATCGGTGCTAACGGTTCTGCTCCAGCCTGATCATCAGATGGCCACGTAAAATTAATTGCTTTTTTCCCATCGGGTTGTTCAACCCACATAAATTTCCATGGAGATTTTGATGGAGTAATCTCTTCAAACTCCAACCACATTTGCGTTCCGTTTTTAACGCCTATTACCGCTCCAGGGCCGAAGTTTTTTGCCTTAGTGGCGAGTCCCTTTAAGTTGGATGGTGTTGCACCCCACCGATCGAACCTCCCTCCATGTGTAGATATAGCAAACGTATGATTGCCATAATTATCTTCACCTTCATATCGATCCACCGTCATCGAAATGGTTTCGTTGGGTTGTAGTTCTTTTTTCTTTAAATATTGCATTGTGTCTCCATTTTTGAGTTTAAACTACATTCATCACGCGAGTTAAATGCGTTGATTTAACGACTTGGCAATAATCCGTAATGGTATTGCATGGTCGTATACGCAACATTTCTTCTCCTTTCAGTACCGCATACGCACGTTGACGGTTTTCCGCTGATTTAAATTTTGCTACGTACATATTTTCAACCTCCTTATCGATCCAATACAATAGATATACGCCATCCGTCGTTTTGTTGGCCTTGTCATATGCATTATTGACGGCCCATCCATTATTGAGGATCCGGATAGTACATTTTTTGTATCGTTTTCGTAGAGCCATTACCCCATGGTGTACATACCCGATGATATCTCTGGTATCAACAGGTTCGCCAGGTTCTAACAGGACATCGAAAGGTATTTCTTCGATGCCGTTCATGCCCTCTATTTCGTTTATTTTATGCCAATTACGCAACGTAATATTTCCCCCTGATATTGGGTTAATTGGTAATTGCGATAGTGTTTAGAGTGAAATACTGCTCAGATGTTCACTATATAACTACGCAAATTGTTTTATCAATGTCAATAAAAATCAACTTCTACGTTTGAATACCCTGACCCAAATATTCATTTCTGTTTTTTATCGTAGACAGCCAACGCCTTCTTATTTTAATGGAATCACCATTTTTTATTTTCTCTATTGATTTATCTAACACCCAATTATCAATAAGTTCTTGAGATTTTTTGTATATCCGCAAACCTGATAGTGGAAGCGAATCTTCGAGGTGAATATCTTCGGCTTTTAGTATGCGTATAATTGAGGTGGTAAGGTATATACTAATACGAGCATACCCTGTTACATCCGCAGAGTGCAGGGTAACCTCGATGCTTTTTGATCCATCACCATCAGGATCAAACTGTCTTGCATTCAGGTCAAATTCCTCTCTCATAGACTTCACCCCAATCCTCCTTGCCTCGTCAGAATAATCAGCCGATGCGAAAAATATCTCATATGTCTGGCCCTCTAAATGCCGCACACGATTATATCCCTCTGACCCGTTAAATATATTATCAAAGAAAAGAGTTATGGCTTCATCAATTTTTTTAACGCCGGTTAGGGATGGAGCTATAGTATTGATATCGAACAAATCACTAACAGACCATCCTAATTTTTTAGCCACCTGCTCTATCAACTTCCAATTAACCGTAGGGACATTCCCCGCTATTAATCTGGATATCGTAGGTGGGCTTACCTGTAAATCTGACGCTAATGAATCTGCTGTAATGTTGATACTTTGCATTTTAGTTCGGATACGATCTCCAACCATTTTTGGGAATGACATTATTTTTAGTTTCCTCTTATAAGATTTGTTAAAACATAGCAATACAATAACGATGAACAATACTAGTTTTAAAGATTTTATTTCAAAATTTGAAACATATCAGTCTTTTTATTGCTTAATAGAACACAAATTATCATTTATATATATTATTTTTATTAAATTTGAATTACATAAAAATATCAACAAACGTAATAAATGTTAATATTTTACTATTTTTAAAGATTATTTCAAAGTGTTGCCAAACGGCAAACCATATTTTCAAATTTTGAAATTAATTTATTTTTACATACATAGCCGAACTTTTGTTTGTACTACCTAAAAGAGTTGCTAATATTTTTGGGGCTGACTATTATATGTTTAATCGATGCTGTATATCAACAGTATTGATGTCTGTCTCCAAAAGGGGTAGGACACTCCAATGTCCTACCCAATTTTTTTGTCATACAGTTAAGTTGAAAACATAGCGACACCCGTTTTGAGTTTTGATGCTACCCCTGGTGAGACTCCATCTGTTATTGCATCTGTTGGAGTTAGCTTCCCGTCGATGTACGCCAGATGTTTATGCTTTCGAGCAGATTTAAATAATTCAACAGCGCTTGCTCGTAATGTTGGACTTGCAGTAGACGCTAAATCAAGACAACGCAACAATGTTTTTTGGACATGAAACGGGTGACCGCTCAATGTCCAAACCTCATGCATGTCCACTTGCGATTTTTTTAAAGTTGTACCTTGATCAACATCAATCGTTTGCCCATACACTAAATCCTTATAGGTATGAACACCCATATATTTCACCAACGACCGTGCTGCATGTCTGCCAAAATGTATATTGATTGGGTTGTGTACTTTCTCCAACATCATCTCACCAATCCTCATAATAATTCCTCACGAAATTGGATGAGAATTATTGATAAAATCTTCAATATCTTTTTCATTATTTAATTTTTCCCCCGTGTTATATAAATGTATGATGACTCGTATACCGATCAGTATCAGGCATATTACACCTACAATAGTTTTCATAATTTTCCTTTCAGTAGCTATGCAGTTTCATATTTATTCCAAACCTTGAGGTCGTAATCAGCTAATGTTTCTCCTGACCTAACTGCTAAATCGATGTACATACGCTCCATTTCTCTGTAAACTGGAATACTGGATGGCGTTACTGTTGGAGTACTCTCTGGCAGTAAACCATTTGCCTTCAGGTGTTTAACAACATGCGTATCGATTGGAGCTACCGATGCTTGCTCGTGAGAGTGTAGCCAGAAAAACCGTGCAGTTTTTGGCCCAATTCCATATAGATTCTGTATCTCTTCGAACGTCCACTGACTAACCGCGGTCGGCTGTGCGTTCGCATTTCTTTTCCACAGCTGTATCACTTCTAAAAAAAATTGATAGGTCGTAGATTGGCTACCAAACCCATTTATGGACAATCGAAGCATTACAGTTTTCGCGTCATACCAATCCAGTAGTACAGACAGCCTGGAGAGTGGTAGGTAGGCGGTATCGAAATCACCACTGGATACGTTATACTCCATTGGCAAGCCAGCTAAAAACTTTTCCAATTTTGTGGATGTTTTGCTCGGTGAATTACCAGCAACCATAAACGAGTAAAGTAAAAACTCCTGTAATTCGTATTCAGTTCGATTATGATTTGTGATATTAAACGGATCGATCATTCTACCTCCCCTTTTATTAGTTATTGGTTTATTTCTTTTTCGACTTCTTGGAGCGCGATGAGGAATTCTTTCGCCGCTGGGCCAACGATTGCGTTGCCATATCCGCGCAGCTTTCCCACACGGCCGGCAACCCCATGAGCCAGCGGGAATGTTCCGGGTCTAACTGGGCGCCATTTTTCGTCCCAGCACCAGAGCCAATCCGCAGATGCCCAGAATCCGTTAGTCGGGCCGGGCAGTTCAGTCTCATCTGCACTGGCACATGATTGGCCAGTTGTCCCATGTGTGCTCTCTGACCTCTGTCCAGTTTTTTGATTGTGTTCGAAACTGAGTTGGCTCCCTTGTAATCCCTCTGTGTCGGCGTTGGCCATGTCGCCAGTTGTGTTGTACTTGATAGATTTCGAAATGCCTTTTGTTTTTTGCCCTCGATTTTCCAACGGTGTTCGCGTTTCATCTGAGCCTCTGGACTCTCGCTCGATCCGTCCGCTGTCGGGGTTGGCCAACTGGCCATCTTTGCAACCATCTGTATGTCGCTCAGACAGATCCCCATTTTCGCTCCCCGACTGACTGCCTTTTTTTTCCGAATTATGAATTGTTCCGGAGTGCCGTTGCTCGGATTTGCCACTGGAGTCGGCCATGAGCTTAACTGATTCGATGGAGGCCATACCGTCAGCGTTGTCGCTCCCAACAGATTCGGTCGGCCTCGCTTGAGTTGCCGAGCTCCCTCGTTCCAAAATGCCTCCCCTGTCTCCATGTTTTTTGTTGTCGGTGTGGGCCAACTTGATAATTTTGCCTGAGTCGGCATGTCCACTCGTCCGCGTGTTTTTGCCCAACCCTGACTCCCCTTGTGGTCTCGTTGTTGCGGAGTGTGCCATGTGGCCAGTTGCGTCTGCGATACCAACGTCAGTCCGTATGTTATCCCCGTTGTCTGGCTTTTTCGTACTGCATTCCCGCTCGGGGTTATGTCGATTCTCCCCTGCCCCCTGCTCCCGTCCATTGCCCCTGGTGTGTTCCAGTGCGTGGTCTTTTGTATCTTTGGCAAACCAATATAATCGGAGCCGGAGGTGCGGCGCACCGACCCCACCAGCTGGGTAAACCGCCAACCCGCTGGAGTATGCTTCTCCCGTAAGGTCAGATTGAACAGCGTCGAACCAAGTCTGCCCCAGACGTTGTGCAACTTGCTCTCCAACAACGATTGGAGGTCGGCACTCGCGGATGAGATCGAAAAATACCGGCCATAGATGAGCTTCTGATTTGAATCCTTCCTTTCGACCAGCTGATGAGAATGGGGTGCAGGGACAGCTACCGCTCCAAATAGGTCTATTATCTTCCCATCCTGATTCTCGGAGCGAGTGTGACCAGACTCCGATCCCTGCGAAAAAATGGCATTGGGTGTATCCTTTGAGGTCGTTTTTTTTGACATCTTTGATGTCTCTTTCGTCTACGTCGCCAGGGGCGATAGCATTTTTTTTCATTAGCTGACGTAACCACTCAGCCGCGAAGGGATCTACTTCGTTGTAATACGCACCAGTCATCCTCTTCCTCCCATCATCAACCTCCCGACCAGACACGACCCTTCGTGTAGGCCAAACAGCTACGGGCCAGTATGAGATATTTTCATAACTCTACTGACCCGTAGACGATTTATTTAAGCACTGCTTTTGCGAATGGAATTAATAACGCTGAAATCAGATACATTAGACTCACCATGCAAAAAATCTTATACAGCGACTCGGCTACATATCTCATGTTTAAATTCCCTTTCTTGATTTATTTTCAGGCTCAGATGGAACAGCTTATCCAATTCCCTGATTTGACATCTTTTGGGACGCTTTCTTAATTGCTTTTCTTCTCTTCTGCGTTGAGCATATATATGATCCATGGACTCTAAATCCTTGCTAATTAGCATAATTAATTGGGAGTGATAACACCGTCTTTAAATACACAATTATCTACATAACGATCCATGATCAGTTCGTGAGATTTTTGTGAAAAATTTGGCATCGTTCCAACCGGAACATGTTTTAACGATTCGGTGACACAATTGTAATAGGAATATAAATTGCGGGGTTCGAACTCTTTATGACGAGGTACGTTCCAATCGTGCAATACGATCTTTTTGCGTTTGTTGTTCAAGATTTTATGACCTTCCAACAATCCCGTCATCTCATACGCTGTATTATCGTCAACAGATATTTTTTTCATTGAGTCGAAATCAGCAGTAATCTTCTTTGCTGTAAATTCAGCACCTTGAATAATCGTGCAGAAATGCTGATAAACGCTTCCTAATAAGTCGTCTCCTCTATGCAAGGCTCTAAAGGCGGTTTCTCCCAGAAATGACATATTATCACAAACAAAAACCTGTAATCCCGCAGCCCCTGCAACTGCCATATGGCGGTCGTGACTGTGTCGAAACCCTATGCTTAATCCATTATCTTCCGAATGTTCGCGGTGATACGTATGCACCCCAAATAACTTGCTACCTTTTTTATCTAATCCGTATTCCTCAGACTCCATAACCCAATTCGGCTTAGTGTTTCGGACGGCCTCCCTTACTACACCAATCAACGATGAGTGGGGTAACGGCGTATAGCTTTTTGTCTTTTCGGGAGTTTCAACTGATTCAAGATCGCTTAGAGTAGTATTAACTGCTCCGCAATGTAGCATTAAATTACTCATCTGTCTTATCCTTTTTGTTATGTATTTACTTGCTATTTAACATATAAATTATTAAAAAAAATGATGAACGTCAAGCTGCGATTCACGCCATTATAACCTCCTCTTCTTTCCCTGATTGTTCGAGTTGTTCGAGTTCGCTTAGTGCCTCCTGAAGCAAAACATGTGCATATTTTATTTTTTCATATAGCTCAGGCTCATCAACAGCTATCTCGTTAATCGTTGTGAAAATTGGTGTAAACTGGTCAGCAAGTTTTGTGATTGATTCATTCATGGCTCACCTCTTCCTGTTTCTCTTCTAATTTTTCTACCGTATTAACAATATCGTCTATCCACTCTCTCACAATGATTGGTACGGCCTCGTAACTATCCATAATCTCCTTAAATGGTGACGTTTTACAGTAGGTTTTATTTATTGCATCTTCCCAGATTTCAGCTTCCTTGTCACCTTTTCTGCGTTCTTGTTTCAACCCGTGCCAAGCATTTAGTATTTCCGATGTTGCCTCGTCTAATTTCCATAGTGCCGACTGAAATTCTTCAACGCTGTTATTGGTCTGTTCCATTGTGATTGTGTCAGACATGGGTCACCTCAGCCTTTCCCGATTGCATGTCCATGTTTATGCCTCTTCGATCATGTGAGAAAAATGTTTCTCTATTGCTTCTGTTTCTCCCCAGCGTTCGAGCATTGGGATGATTTCTTCTTCATAAAGTGGCTCTATTTTTTTGCCGAAGTACACCGAATTGCCTTCATTTGTTGCATACTTACTTTGACATCCTCCTTGCCCAGCTAAGAAGTAGTTGCCTCTGGCAGTCTTATATATTCCTTCGTATACATATCCGAAATCGTTAGATCCTAAACCATTCCAGTACTCACCAATCTTTTCAGCTGTCTCTGTATTGTAAGTCTTGCCGTCAATTATCTGTTTCAGTTTCATTATGCTTTCTCCTCTTCTGTTTCAGTGTTCCACTCTTCTACTCGTTCGCGCCAATAGTCCAGTAGGCCAATTATCGTGGTAGTCTCAGTATCGTTATGGACATGCCGATTGCCTTCATCATCTTCTTGTTTAAGGTCGCCATCACCAAACCACTCACGTAATTGATCTGATGGATCGTCATTCAGCCCCTCGCAAAATTCTTCTGTTGTTTGTGAGCCAAGCCAATCATCAACTACAACCCAATCGTACGCTTGCGTCACACCTCCGTTATAATCCAGACTATTGTAATAATCAAACACTCTGCCTACATCACTGGATGCTTTTTGTAATGTCGGCCAATTAGCAATTTCCGTGATTTGCTCCGGTGTAACCTCATTGGATTCCAGTGCTTTTTTAATCGTATTGAGGCCATCTTCAATCTGTTCGCGTGTCCTATTTACTTCAATAGGCCATTCATACATTTCGCCATTATATACGTCTGCTAATACGCTATCATCTTCGCTATAGTCAGCGTGAAGTGTCTGTAACTCTGGATCGTATTGTATGAAGGAGCGTTTGACGTTTGGCACGTATAATGGATGAGCGTAATCGTTATCGGGTAGCGATATTGTGATTGATTTAGCCATTGTTACACCTCTTCCAATCTTCGTAATTTCCTATGCGTGGATCTATGGACTCCAATCTGATCTCATCCGTCCGGTATAGATTAATTTGGCCGATGTCGCTATCATCTTCATTTGCATTTTCTCTTGGCCCTAAACTTTGCAAGACGGTCTCTTCGACAAATACAATCCAATCATCAAAAAAGTCTCCATTGTTTTCACCGTATCCACCAGGCGTATAATCTATGTCTTCAATGTTGTGGATAGTTTCCCCGCGATACTCGCACTGAAACATGTCGATACCGTAAAATTCCATTTGGGAACGTATTGTTTCTGTAGTTTGCTCATCAATCTGCTTGGTGATATTCATAACTACGCCTCCTCGTGATAGAGCCCAAAGGCATTGCCATTAACCTGCCATACCATATTTGCTGGCCTATGACCTGATGATATTTTATTTAAATCGCCGATCAGCGTATCGATTATACCGTGTATCTGTCGTGGCTCCACTTCAGTGCCTGACTCGCTCCACTCCTGTAGTTGTTGAGTCACCTGATCACTGACCTCAGTGGCAGTTTCATATTCGCTACATAGTTCCAAGACTTTGTCTAATACCGCCAGTTCACCCTCTTCGAGGTTAATATGCGGCCCAAGCTTATGTTTATAATTTTTCATGATTTATCCTCTGCATAATGTAATAAAATGCCAAATGATATTTCAAGGTTTTTGTTTTGCATTCCATGTCGCAACCCACTGCTCTGTATCAATTGGAACTGGTGGATGATGTTTGGTGTTGTCCAACTGGTTATCTTCCATTCGATCAGGTTGGCTGGACACGAATTGTTCGGCCTCTTTTTTGGATCGAAAATATCGCACACTGTGTGATACTCGTGATAGTCCGTCCAGATACGCATGCATTAAAGATTCAGAGATATCCCACTTGTTTTGCAGGTGCAATATCTCAACAATCCACCTTGCACTATCGTCGCCGCCGTGGCGTGTTCTTTTCAGTGTTGCTTTGTATATTTGTTTCATAGACCTCCATGTTTATTTTGTAACAACCTTCCAATAGTGTTCCCCGTAATTGACATCTACTCCATCAATAATTTCTCCCGTCTCTTTTACTATATCCAAGATGGCTTTTTTGTCTGGAGATATCTTTTCTGTTTTTCGCATAAAAGATTTAGGGATTTTAGATAAATCAACGATTTCAATCGACATCTTGGGTGGAATACGTTTTATCTTACCATGGATTAGACTAACAGTTTTCTTTCCGGATCGTTCGGCAAACACCCCTAAATTTCTTTGTGGCCACGATAATCGTTTTTCCAACCGTTCTGTTTCTATACTTTCCCATTGATCGATCGCGTCACGTTCTGACTGTGCGTGATTTTTTACATCCTCGATACCTGACCTGATGTAAGCAATCCTCTTTAGATCATACTCCGCTCTACCTGCATTATAATTTTCATCGTAATCCTCATCCTCGCTTAGTGTTTCTTCTTCTTCTTCAGTGTCTGCGTCAGCAAGAAAATAAGATTTTTCTTGTTCACTGGTGATCGTTCCTGGTATCATATCTAATCCTTCTTTGAGTTAATGGGTTTAAAAACTGCTTCCGCTCCGCAGTCTTGGCATTCCCAACTGTTGTCTGGATCTGGGTTACTTACTATATCAAGAGAGCCATGGTTGTCACCAAAATATTCGAAATTACCATTCGCATCTACTACCCAGGATTCAGCCACATGGGCTACGGTAATCCATTTACCTTCATCACACCCAACTGTTGGACACGTAGCAATCCTATCCATAGTTGAAGTCTCCCGTCCCGTAATACTCCTTTAATGAATACCAAATTTCATCCTTGACTAATACCTCACTTAATGCAACAGGATCGGTTATATCTCCTTCAATTAATTGCTTAAGCTCAGTCAAATACTCTATAGTACCCTCTGAGGTATTCTTGTCGAATTTAATTGTGATTGATTTTGCCAATTGTAATCTCCTTTATCGTTTTAGTTTTTATGTATACATATCACATGCTACGTACTGATTTGCCTCTTGTTTTGTGGAAAAATATTTGACGTAATAGTCTGACAGAATTGCATGCTCAGCTGCTTTAGTCAATTCTTCCAGTATTTGATTTTTATTTAAAAAGACCAATCGCTCTATGGTAGATTGATCTTTATCGATCGTAACTTTATATATCACTCTCATCTATAACTCCTTTTTTAATGAGAACATCAATAAGATTTTTTAATTTTTCTGTATGTGAGTTTTTAGTGCGATGTTCAATACATGTTTCTTCTTCCTCCTCTCCGGATGATGTATCTTGAATAGAGGCATTTTCGACAGCAAGTTCTTTCTCTGTGGAGGATACTAAATAAGCGTCATAAGTTGTCTGATTCGAAGAAGGTGTTTTTATCCCTGTCATCTCATTTATAGCAGATATTGCTTCTGGGTATTCTTCACTCCATTTGCTTGTTTCTAATTCCTCTTCGATCAACCTAACCCATTTAAAAAATTCATACCATAAATCATGCATACCTATTACGGTAGTTGATATTCCCTCACCACCTGAACCTGAATTAATGGAATGTCGATTTGTTCCTTCATGTTTCCATGCAAACCATGTGTGAACATACTCTGAATAAAGCTCGCTTTCCTCCCATCGTTCGGTACTTTCACCACTGATAACCCATTCTTTTACTTGACCATCAACAGCCCTTAAGATTTCATCATCGTCCAATAAAAATCCATTAGACAGCCATTTACTAATGAGCGGGTATGCTTCCTCACGGGATTCACATTCGTGAATCAGATTGGAACAGCTTATCATTTGAAGCCAGGCTGTATGACAAAACCATTTAACAGCATCCATTTGGTCGGACGTAGACGAATATCTTCTCTGCAATAAAGAATCTTTTCCATCCTCGCAAAGTAATCGTTTTAAATATTCGTAGAAGTATGGATCTTCATAATCATCCCAAGGACTATCAAATGGAAATACCTTTGTAAAATTCTCAGTCTCATGTCCAAATAGGTCTATTCCTGTTCTTAATAAGTCGTTCTTCCAGAGTGGCAATTTTTGCATTAAATGATTCATGAGATTAACAAATAGCGTATCGATCAAGTGGTCATGTCTAGAACAGAATTCTCCATAGTATGTTTTACAGTCCATGACTCCGTATTGGTAACCGTGGGGAACGTAAACGAACCTGTTAGGGTAATTGAAATTCTTAACGCACCAAGACTCCACATTTTTTTGCATGTCTGAATACGAATTTTCAGCATCAACGGGATGAGCGTCATTATGAAGAACCTCTATTATGTATACCTCGGTTGGATTCCAGTAGCGTGTATGTTCTGAGGTGAATCGCTCATCTATCTCTTTATCCGATAGATTAAAAAACTGGTTTAACCTGGGTATGTCCGTTTGACCCTCTCTTAAATCGTGAGCTATCATTTCCATTATGTACGTCAATACCGGTGCTGACAATTGACAAGCAGTACACACAGGCATCTTCCATTCGATGAGTAATCCATTCATAACGCGTTGATAATTTTCAGACAGTCCGTGTCTAATAGGGGATGTATGCACCTTATTCTCTTTTGCTTCTGTCGAATAGCCGGCGAAGATTGTTTTATTTCCTGGGTCATAGAAGATCGAAGGGTTGTACCAGTTTTTATATTCTCGCCGTAAGTCTTTTACTAAAGAAGCAGAATCTTCTTTTTCATTTTGTTCAAATTGTTTAGGAGATAAATTTTCGCGTAGAAAAGGATGTTCAAACGTAGCTGTGTTTCCAAGGCTCCATCCGAGGTGGCCGTTTTCGCCCACCTTAACGTCATCAAGATTCCAAGAATAGTTCCGTGTCATGGTTTGCCTTCTTTGTTATAATTAATTGCTATTTAGCATAATGCATTCAATGAAAAACAATTATTCATCGAGCGTAACGTCTATTTGATTGTTTGGCATGTTAGGAAAAACAGGATATTTGAATATGGATTGTTCGTTCAATAAACCATCTTGGTTTTCGTTCGCCCATTCTACAAAAGTTGGTGAAAGCTCTTCCCAAAAAAAGGACATGGGTTCTGCTGTAAATATTGCCCATATATCCAACTCGACGAATAGATCCAAAGTGTCAGGGTCGTGCAGTTCTATCGTATCACCGATTTCATAATTGGATGACAAAGGCTTTTTTTCATCTGTTCCCTTTAGTCGGTATTTTATATCCTCATGAGCAGGGACGAGAAAAACACCGTCATATACATAGATATTACCCGTTCTTAATATTCCAGACGATGAGGCGATATATGATACAATTGGTTCCTCGTCTTGACGATTTTTCATATGATCACTCTCTTTCTGAGGTGCAGTTAAACCATCGCATGCAGGTTCGAAGAAGATGGTTGTAGTCGCCTTTCATAGCTTCTTCCTTAAATGCTTCAACTTCATCCCTGTCAACGCCGGCACGTCTGGCCTCTCTGGCACATCGGCCAAGAATAGCAAAGGCGTTTCCGTCTTCTCCTATCAGCTGTACAATAACGTCGGGGTATTTTATTTCAACCATTGTTACCATTCCTTTTTTTATCAATTATTAGCTGCATTACCCTGTGAAAATCATCGTGAACATCTTCAGGTAGTCTGAGAAGTGTAATTCGTGCCGGCATAACTAGTTCATCATTGCATTTTGTGCAACATCTTCCATCCGATATTGGTTCAGCATTGTGTCCTTCAGTCCATCCATTGTCCTCTGTATCTATAATCCCATAACACACAGAGCATGATTCTATGACGGGGTTAACCATTATTTATTCTCCTGATAAACGGGTTAAGGTGAATGATTTTATGATGCAACATTTTATGTAGTTCAACTACACATCCGAGTTTCGCATTTTACCAAGATCGGTCAAAGTAAGCTCAGAATTTTTAAAACCAGTTACGATCACTAGAAACGCAGAGTAACCCGCTCGATTCTTCCAAGCCTTCTCATACACTGAATTGCTCAATAGGTATGCAGTTAAAATGGGACTCAAAATACCTTCTGTTTCCATTCTTCTGGCCTCAACTAAATTATTAAAATCATAGTAAAAATTTCTGACCGTTTCTGTCATTAATGAACCTTCGCCCATTGTTTCGGCGTGTTCTTGCAACTTGTCGTAATTAATGTCTGAAAAGGTTATTGATTCGATGTTTCTACCGTCTCGATTATCTATATCGTGAAGTTTTATCTCCGCCTTTTCTACCTTCAGATCATTAAAGGCATTTATTACAGTTTGCTTATCCATCGTTTAGCCTCCTTTAGTTAGTCTCCAGTATTACCAATAGATCGTCATCTTCTTGCATTCTAGCTGTAACAGTTAGCCAATCTGTCTCGTTACCGTCTACCGACTTCCATTTTTGTTGATATTCTGGTAATGTTTTGAGATATCCGTGTACTGCCTCAATCAATACTCCTTCGCTTGCGTGGAACCGTTCGTTAACCAGGTCAACATAGGCAGATGAGTACTCTCTAATTGCTTCTGGGTATTCGTCACTCCACTTGTCTATCATGTCGTAATTAACATCACTAAATTCAATACTGTTCACTTCGTATGGCCAATCTTTATAGTCTTGGCCGTCCTTTGTTTTGAGGTATGCATTATTGAAAATTACAAACTCTATCTCTACTGCTTGCAGTTCTGTGAACGTCTTTATTACAGCTTGCTTATCCATGCCTAACCTCCTTTTTTCTATTCAAGATTCGCAAAATATAATTCTGTTAGTTTTTCCTTTTCTTCTGACGGTGACATAAATTCACAAGGTTTCGCACTGTCTTCACACTCGTCAGGATCGCAGGGCATAATAACTGTCAGGTCATCACTGTTGCATTCTTCGCATCGAAACTCTGTATCAACAGGTAGCGTACTAAAATTTTCGTGATCACAAACCATGCAAAAATATTCAACAGATGTTGGAGTCGAATAGCATTTTTTATCCATGTTTAAGCCTCGCTAATTTCAAAAACCCAAGGATTCAAGTAGATTTCGCCCTTTAATCTATCGTCGCTTGATTTGTCTTGATCGTTGGTGTTTGTCGTCAAAAGCCACTGTTCTAAGTTTTCTTTAAACTTCTTAAGAAATGCACCGTCATTTTCTGCCATACTGTTGGGCAGATAACGCACTTCGATAACATCTACAACGTGTTTTCCTTCATACGAACAATGAAATAATTCAAGACCTATTTCTTGCATTGCAGACGCTATCTTTTTGGCAGTCTCTTTGTCATCAATTAATTTTGTCATTTGGATATCTCCGAATCTGTTGGCAGATATGTCTGTTTAATCACCTCTGTCGTTGTTTCTGGGTATTGGACTTCCATTTTACCATCTTTGATGCAAATACCGATTCTTCCTGTTTGATTACCTGGAGCTCGTTCATCGTTAGGGTCTATGTTCATGCTTAGGAATATTTCCTCAATCGCCTCCATAAGTGGGTCAAGATAAAAATCTTTGTCGAAAT